GCTGAATCGCCGAATTAAGGGTTGTGGCGTTTACCGCCTTGGGATTGAGGTTCGGGTTGATAGGATCAGGTGAAGCCGTGCTCAGTGTTGCGTTGTAGGTGTGTTTTGTCACAAAAGTCTGGCTGAGCGCGTCCGTTGTACTGAAAATACCCTTTAGGGCAGCCAGTAATACAGCCTGCCGGTAATCATCCCAGTAGTTTACGATCTGGCTTGCGATCTGCGGCATGAAATCCGCGCCGGTGATCGAGGTGAGGAAGTCCTTTTCCGTAAACGCCTTGGCCGCGCCGTGCGCAACCATGCCCTGCGAATAGCTGTCTATCGATGTCGCAGTGATGTCTGTCTGACCGTCATACTTGTCCGGTGTTCCCGTAAGCCTGCCGAACATAGGAATAACGACATAGTTGCCGCCGGCCTGCTCAGGGAACATCGCGGCGAGGTCGGGGCGCGTCCGCAGAACGCCGGCGCGGAGCAGCTCGTTTCTTTTGGTCCTTGGGACCGTAAGCGTATATGCGGCGAATACATCCGCGTTGAAAACTGACTTATCAAATATTCCTGACATACATCCTCCTATTGTTTATTCTGTGTGTTCATTGCCGCTGTCTGGGGTTTATATTGCGGCATCTGTGAGATAATCGCCGCCGTTTGGGCGGGATTGGTGTTCGCCAGCTTCATCATCTCTGTCAGGCTGGGCTTTGCGGCGTCTCCGCCCTGGCCGCCATTGCCGGGGGGGATTACAACTTTGTTTGGATTACCGTCCGGCTTGGCCTCCACAGTAAACGCCGCCGGCTCCTTTGCTTTGATTGCTTTCAGCATATCGTCATAGCCCAGGATTTTGCCGTCTTCGAATTTCAAGCCCTTGGCTTTGATCTCGCCCATGACACCGTGCTTCGCGTACTCGGACGAGAACTTTTCCTTGCCGATTAAATCCTTGAGCGCCGTATCATACTCAATATCATAGAGCTTTTTTTGATAATCGGCGTCTTTCTGGCTTAACTGTTGCTCGAGCGTCTTGATATCGCCCTTAAACTTCTCAACATCGACGCCGTCAAAGGCTTTTAAGCTGCTCTCGGCGAGTTTAAGTTTTTCTTCGACGGATTGAAGCTTTGCACTGACTGAATCCGTCGCCCTGGTAACGGCTATGCCGTTAAGCTTCATCACCTCCGCGATTTGCTCATCTGTTAAACCGAGTTCTTTTAATTGCTCTGTTTTCATAACTTCCCTCCTGCTCATCTAGCCGTTTTAGGTGGTCGGCGTCACCCGATGCGCCGTTCTTTTAGCCCTGCGTCGAAAAGGGCGATAAAAAAGCGCGAAACCGCGCTTAATTGCTATCTTTTAAAGCCCGAAACCCTTGTATTTTCAGGTTTCTTGCTCAAACCCACCGCTTTGCTGAATTTTGTATACTGCTCATTCAACCCCGCAAGCCGCCCGCGGGCCTTGTCCTCGCTCGCCTTATCGCCGCTGGCGGCAAACGCGTTGATCCTGTCCTTTTCTCTGCGGATCGCCGTCTCCATCTGCCTCTGCGCCTGGGTCTGTTCATACTTGTTGTATTCATTTCCGCGAAATGGTTTTGTGACGGTCTCTTTGGCATTCAGCGTCCGCAACTGATCATTTGAGTATGTGGGGGACGAAACACCCAGAATGATAGGAAATGCCCTGTGATAGCAGTTCGGGTCCTCAAGCCGCGGTTCTATCTCGTTGTTAAAGCGCCGCATAGTAAATTGCTGGCCCCCAAACCAATGAGTGGGTCTAAACCCGCTGTGCCAGGTTATTTCCATGCCGTCAGCGCCGAATTGCTCCCCGGTGAGCCTTGCCGCGGCTTTTGATAAGCCGGCCTGCCCGCCCAAAAGGGCGCTGCGCACGCTGGAATCCAGACGTCTACGGTATCCGCTCGCGTAGTCTACATAGGTTAATCCGTTATCAGCTATATTTCTAATCGTCGAGGACATAGCGCTGTTAAAATCTGTTTGGCCGGTTCTGATCTGCAAGATCGCATAATCTATGGTGTTTTGATAATACGCGGCCAGCTCCTGCCATCGGCCTTTGGTGTCGATAAAACCTATAGTCCTTGACATGTTGGCTATATCTCCGTGCGTGGCCTCTGATATTGAGCTTATTAATTCGACAAGCTGAGAGTTTGATTTAAACGGCGTTGTGTTGAGCCTTTGCGATTCATATTCCTTCCGCGTCGCCTGAGCAAATATCTTGTCAATATCATCACGGCTCCTGCTTATCGTATCGGATATATTATCGCGGATTTCCCGCAGGCTAAAACCCACGTTGCGCAGCTCATTGAGTTTGTATATATCCGCTTGCGACAGCTCGCCTATCCGCCTGATGTGCTCACAGATAACGGCGACGGCGTCGCGCTCAAGCTTTATAAATATGTCTTGGATCGGGTCCGGTATTACCTTGAGCTGATCTTCGGTGAGCATCAGGCACCGGCGCTTTCAGCCGGCGGCAAGTTCACCGACACCGGAATATCGTTGGGCAGGTTTTCCTCCGCCGTTTCGCGGTCCTCGTCGAATATAAATTCCCGCAGCTCAACAAGGCTCACGGCCCCCACAGCCTGGCCCTGAATCAACTGCGCCCATGTCTCGGTGCTGTCCTCCAGCAGCGCGTAACTCCAGTGTATGTTAAGCACCCAATCCCCCGGAGGCGTGATATTGTTCGCGTTGGCAAGGACATCACACGCATAGGCCAGATCGTTCAGGCTTTTCTCTATATTTGCCCGAAGCTTGTCTACCAGGGCGAAGGTGTCCTGCGTGCTGCGCTTGATCTGCGTCGCCGTGGCGTGCTGCGTTTCCATTCTGGTCAACACGCCGCGGTTAACGCCCACAGCGGTTTCAAGCTGTGAGAGCTTGAAGTCGAGGACGTTGATATAGTTCTGTTCCCGGATATTGGGATCAAATATCTGGAAAAAGTCCTGATTGTCACTCTTGAAGAATTTAAAAACGCCGCTTTCCGGGAGATTGCCGTCCATAAACAGCTTATAATCGGCCCCGATGAACGAATCCTTGATCTCAATTTCGCGCTGGAGCTTGTTTAAGACCGCGTTTATCTCGCCGAGTAACTTATCCTGCCCAAAGGTGATAGGAACGCCGTAGAAATCAACAGATGTACGCTTGTTGTCCATCGGGCATTTGAGTATGGTAAAAAGCATCCGGGTTACGCCGGTGATCGTCTGTGCCGGCGGAAGGTTCGCCCAGGCCGGGTAAGTGTTAAGCGGGACCTCCTGATCATTTTTCAGCGCTTTCTGTTCAATTGTGTATGTCCCATCGGGATTCAGGATGTGGTACTCTATCCGGCTGATCCTGTCATAGTTGCCCAGGACGATTGTCTCGGCTACGAACCCGGCTTTTATCAATTTGTCTCCGCTGCTCTCCACAACAACAAAATTGCTCTGCGGAATGATATCAAAATAAATATTGTCGCCGTCTATGCAGGGCTTCACGACAACGGAGCCGAAGCCCAGAGCGCGGGACGTGATGCGGTCCAGGTTTTCAACTAATTTCATGAAAACCGAATTTAAGTACACTGACCGCGGGTTTTCATCATCGGAGGCAATAGTGATCCTCGAATCAGACAGAGCCAGGTTTGTCAGCTTATTCGCGAGCACGCTGATCAGATTGAAATCTGTTATGTCCTTATACTTGATATCGTATATAAAGTTCTGCTGCTGTTCAAATGTGGTCGTCTGGGGCTGCACGCCAAACAGATTCTTAAAAAAATTAAGGATCATCATAAAAAAGTTTTGGAATGGTATTTTCTACACCCCCAGTAAATCTCTGAATTCGCGCTCTATGCTGTACTCAAAAGCGTCCAAGGTATCAATATCGCTTGTGCCGTCATCCAGCCGCACATCGTTTAATTTCTTGCCGTCCCAGACCGCGCCGCTTAATGCATCCTCAAACACCTTACAATGGCTAAAGGCGTGAAGCTTCCCGGCGGCAATCAGACGCGCCGTATATGTGATCCTGTCTTTTATCCGCATCTTTAAGGCGTTGCGGACAATGACCGGCAATCCCAGGTTATCAAATGATCTGATAAACGATTGGCACTCGCTGTCCACATAGACGTCCCGCAAAAGCGGGTATTCTGTTTTCCATCGCGCAATCGTGTCTTTGTATATGTCGATGATCCGTTCCGTGCTCTGATCCCTGTCGAGCTTTACGACATCAAGGACAACGGCCTCCGTCTTTCCGATACCGGTCAGTACAAAAACCGTTTTGGATTTGTTTTGGCCGATATCGACGCCGGCGTTTATTTGCCTGAATTCCATCTTTTTCGGCCCTATTAAAAAGTCGCTTGGCATTTGATATATAGCGCCCTCAGCCGCGGCCCTCTGACCCAGCACGAACCGTTTATAAAACACAGAGCCAACAGGATACATGCTTTTGGCATATTCCTTGTCAGCCTCAGTGAGGCTCATGTTATCGTCCAGGTTAAATTTGTTATAGTTGCAGTTTGTGTGTTTGCACCACTCGTCAATATAGTTTACATAGCAGTAATGCCTGGGATGCGTAGGGTTAAGGTCAATAAAAACCTTCTTGCGCTTGCTGGCTACGATACGGGCCAACATTTCCGCAATTGTATTTTCATGGAGCGTATCGAATTCGGAGGCTAGAATCATACCGATATCAAAGCCGTGGAACCGCTCCCAGTCGCTTGTACTGCTTCCCCCGACAAAGAGAATTACTTTGCCTAAAATGCGGCAGCACGAGACGTCCTCATACTTTCCAAAGCTGACCATACTCGGCCCAAGAAACTGAACAAACTTCTGATGACAGATCAATTTTATGGTATTTGCCTCGGCCCCTATCGCAAGATGAACCTCGTCCGGCGTTTGTTCCAGATTGACTAGAAACGCCGCTGTATTGAGCGTCGTCTTGGCGGTACGTATACCGCCCTCGGCTACGTTGTATATGATCTCATCCCGGACGCTGTTTCTGATATATTCCCTCTGTTTCGGTCCCGCCTTAACCATCTTTTAAAAACTCCAGTAAGCCCAGCTCTTTGACATCAACCTTGCCAAGTAAAATATCAAGCTTCTGCTGCAATATCCTGTTCTCGGTTTTAAGCTTGGCAACCTCGGCGACATGCCTGTCATCTTTTCCGAGTATCCTTTGCAGCCGATCAAACGCCTGGACGTTACCGTCGGCGGACGCCTGAATAAGACCGGCTATAAGCAGAGCGTTATTATTGAGATCATCACCGTCAAAGTAAGCGTTCGCAAGTTCAAGCAGCTCTCCATCAGCAATATGGCGGGACAGAGCTTCCTGCAAAAGCTGTTTTTGGGTCTTAAGCCGGCGACGGGCTCTGCCGCTTTCCTTATCCTGGCGATGTACTCAGCGTCGGAGACGCAGACAGCGAATACTTTGGTTGAGCCGCCGTCTTTAAACAGGACGCGGTACCGGTTCATCATCATCACCCCTATACAGCTTTCGGCTTATTGGCTCTATAAAACGCTTCCGCGAACCCCGCCGGGGTTATGGCTCTGAGCGCCGCACGATCGAGCGGCGGTCCTTCATACCATTCCGGCGGCTTCGGCGTAGACCAGCAGAATTGATTCTTTTTGCCGGACTTGTACTGCTTTACAAAATACGGGTTGTCCGGTCGTCCGAAAACCTTTTGCTTAGGGCTGTTGAAGTAACCCCATAAATCCGTGCGTTTGATGCCATTATCGCCGAACCACCACTGATAGAAGGTGTAGTGCGGAATGCCTAGAAATTGCCGCAGATACCCAACCGGATTTTCCATAGCCCAAAACTGCAATTTGCCGTGCTCTTGGCAGAACCATATGATATTCATGCAAGCTGTTACAGTCCTCATGCCGGCGGTTAAATCCCGTTTTCTGTGGCTGCCGTTTTTCGCGATGCTGAATTCCGTACAGGGCGGCGCGGCAAGGATGCCGCAGACGTCTTTGACATCAAGCGCGCGGAATCCTCCGGTCTGTTTGAAAAAGAATAGCGTAGCGCCATCTTTAGGCGGATCATGCGTATAGTCGCTGGTCTGTTTGCATTGGGCGGTTGTAACGTCATATTCTGGCAGTGTTATCACCCGCACATCATACCCGGCTTCTTTGTACGGCCTACTCCACGCCCCGGTTCCGCCGCAGAGATCAAGTATAATCCGCGGCCCCTTCTCACTCATCCTCATCCTCCCCGCAGTTGGCCGGCAGCCGGAAGTATTCCATGCCCAGCGTCAGGCCGAATTTGATATCATCCATAACGTTCTTTGCGGATTCATAGTCGTCGTATCCCTCAAGCAGTATCAGGCTGGTTTCGCCCTCCGGCCTCGCGTAAAGGTTGTATCCCATGAAGATGCCCTCATGGCTGTGCTCGACGATGTACAAGTCCGTGTTGCCCTTTACAAAGCAGACGAGCTCATATTCATCCTCGTCATAGTTGAAGCTCACGAGCCTCATTTGTTTTGATACGATCTCCTCAGCCAGGGACACAAAGTCCACGAAGCCGGTGTCCCGGACTGCCCTGCGATATTCGTTCATATCGAGGTCTTTGTAGGCTTTTGTATAGTCGTCGTTTTGTCTTTTGTGAGAAAGATACAGACGCTTTCCCACGGTGAGGACTCCTTTCAAGATGTTGTAATATTTTGGAAAATGATGTACAATTTTGATAAATTTTATTTTTGGAGGTACTTACATGAATGCTACTGTCGTTATGTCGTTAATTGCGGCTTTAGCCGCTATTGTCGCACCAATTGCAACAGCTTACATAAATTCACAAGCCAAAATCAAATTGAAAAAGATATCCATCCTTAATAAGAGAAGCGCAGCGTATGAAGATTTTTCCGGCAAGTTTTCTATACTTTTTCAAAGCAATGTAACAATATCGCAGGAAGAATTTTCAGCTTTGCTTTCAGTAACGTATAGGGTGATGCCGCTTTGCGATGAAGATTCGTTAGAATTATTAATTGAATTATCGGAATACCTTAAATACAAACCAGCTCAATGTTTACAAAATGGCCTCATGCAAGATTCGTTTTTTCGTTGTGTCAAATCCTTATCCCGCGATCTAAGAGGGCAAATTGTTGAGAATAATCACAATCGTTATGAATCCTAGGATTTGTCCAATCGATGTAAATATTAACGGTTTATAACCGTTCATCTTGTGCATAAGCCGGCAACCAAATAAACTAAAACCCAAGGCAGCTAAGCCTAAAATCATAGTTATCATAATGGACAGCATTTCGGGCTCAGTATCACCCTTTCGTCCCGCATAATCTTTACGCTGTCCGGGTATATAACGAAACAGCAGCGGGCGTCATAGTTTTTCTGCAAATGATCCATCAATGGCCTCGCCGTTTCTATCAGGTCAATTATTTCGGCGCGGGTTTTATCTTCCATAGGGCTCCTTTCAATTTTGCCTTTTTGTGAGCCATTTTTATAGTGGTATCTCGGTATCATTTAGGCGTTATTATGTAACCGCGCTGATACCGTCTTGGGTCTGGATCTGCCCGCTATTTTCTGATACCATAGGTATCAGCAGAATTTAAACCCGTTTTTTTCAGCCTGGCCAAGGCCCAGGGCCAGCATGAATGAAGCCGCGGCGTTTCGTGATACGCCTGTTTGAGCCGCGATATCTTCAATGTGCAAGTATAAGGGTTCCGAAATTCTGAATGTAAAAGAATGCGTGTTGTTGATTATGCGTGTGTCTATCATCTCCTTTGCTGTCGTGGTTTTATCTTTCGTCGTGGGGGTTTCGCCTCCTTTCTGGGGTGGGGTGGGTAAATTTTGAATTATGCGCTTTCGGCCATGAGATCGTTCATCGTTACGCCAAATTCATCGGCGATACGTTTTAGGACTTCTGAGCTGGGCTGCCTGAATCCGCGCTCGAAATATGAAAGCGCGGAACTCGTAACGCCGATTTTATAAGCCAATCCTTCCAGCGAAAGTTCGTGAACTTCTCTCAGGGTTCGAATTTTATAACCATTGACCAATATATACACCTCCTTTTGCATTGACTTTGTTTATTGACAGTTTCGAAAAAATGACGTAATATAAGTCTGTCGAACTGTATTGCGTCATTTTCTGAGAAGGGCATCCAAGGGGATTGTGTGCCCTCAGGTATATTTGAGCGGATGAGATTGTGTCGGTGGGTCTATAAGTCCGCTCTTTTGTCTAAATATTAGTTATCTTTAAGATTACTATATTGTTAGTATAGTTATCTTAAAGATAATTGTCAAGAGGTAATTATGAACAAAGTTAATGAAAGTTTAAGTGAACGCTTTAGTAATTTATTAAGACTAAAGGGTATCACTCAGGCTGATATCGCGAGGCATTTCGGTGTCAGCAAGTCTTTTATTACCAATATTGTAAAGGGCAACCGCTTAATGTCTGTTGGAATGCTGGTAGCCTTCGCTGACTTTTTTGGCTGCTCCGTCGATTACTTGCTTGGTCGGACGGACAATCCCGAAATTAACCGATAGAGCTTGTCCAAATTAGGCTTATGAAAAAAGCTTTATCTTTTGTACATAGCCGTCACTTGGACTTTTTACCGAAAATCCGGTCGGCAACGGCAATCCTATAGTTGGCTTCCTGGCAGGCTTTCTGCTTTGCTTCTTCGCTTTCGTATGTAGGGTTGATGTTATTTACTGCGTATGTCTTGCGTTCTTCCTTATCTGCCATGCTATCACCTCTGTAATGGCTATGCGGTAGAGAGAATGTCCTATGAATTGCTTGATCAAATGTTGACGTAGTTATTATATTCGCTAAATATATCGTTGTCAACATAATTTCGCTATAAATAGCGAAATTAGCATTTTGCACAGCTCCTGGGAGGTTTTTATGCGAACATCGCAAGAAATCGCTAATATAATAACGAATGAGATTAGGAATAAAGGTTCTAGTATAAATAAAATGCTTTCAGATTGTAGCTTGTCTAAAAAGGTTATTGACAACATGAAAACAGGTTCAATGCCCTCAGCCGACAAGCTTGCAAAGATCGCCGGATATTTAGGAATATCAACCGATGAATTGCTTGGTTCTGACGAACCCACACCCCCCGCGCCTCCCTCACGCAGCGGCATAATTGTAAAGCTCAACTCCGGTGATAAATTTGCTGACCTTGAAGATCTGCCAAAAGAAGAACAGGACAAAATTATGGAATACTATCATATGATCGTCGCTAAGTACAAGCTGGGGAAAAAGCCATGATCGCCATATACGTTAGGCAGAGTATAGACAAAAAGGACAGCATCTCGATTGAGACGCAAATAGAATACTGCAAACGAGAGCTCGAACCCGGCCAAGAGTGCCGGGTTTTTCAGGATAAGGGGTACTCCGGCAAGAATACTTTGCGCCCGGCTTTTAAAGAGCTTATAAAGGCCATAGAAACGCGTGAAATCGAAAAGGTAATAGTATACAGGTTGGACAGGATAAGCCGCTCTATAACCGATTTCGCGAATATTATAGAGCTTTTGGAAGAGTATAAGGTTGATTTTGTCTCTACCAACGAAAAGTTTGATACGTCCTCTCCGGTGGGCCGCGCGATGCTCTATATTATTATGGTGTTTGCGCAACTAGAACGTGAGACGATAGCCGAACGCGTCAGAGATAACTATTACGCGCGGGGCAAGAGCGGTGTTTGGCTCGGAGGTCCTGCTCCGCTTGGCTTCAATAACATAAAAGCCGCTTTTAAAGGGAAAAATGTCGCCATGCTGGTGCCGAACGGCGACATAGAATTGGTGAAGGATATATTTTTCAGGTATTCGGCATCCAGCGTATCGCTGGGCGCTCTGGCAAAGATAATGCGCGAAAAAAATAACGGCGTCATGTGGAACAATATAAAATTGGCCCGTATTTTGCATAATCCGGCTTATGTTAAGGCCGACGCGGACGTATACAGATTCTATCAATATAAAAAATGTATTATCGTAAATGATATTGAGGAATTTACCGGGGTAAACGGTTGCAGTTTGTACGGGAAAAGGGACAGGGGGGCAAATAAATACAACTCATTAGAAGATCAGGTTCTTTCGCTCGCGCTGCATGGGGGGGTTGTCGATTCAAAGACATGGCTGATATGTCAGCACAAATTGAGCGAGAACAGACAGATCAAGAATACCGGAAAAGGTAAGCATAGCTGGCTGACCGGTATATTAAAATGCGGGTATTGCGGTTACGGCATGGTTGTAAAGATATACGCCGATTATAGATATTTGGTTTGCTCCGGGCACTATCAAAATGATCTGTGCAAGGAAAAATTGAGTACGCATTATTTGGGTGACGTTGAAGAAGCTGTTTACTGTGAAATTATCAAAAAAGTAGATGAAATAAGGGAATACGGTACCTCAACGAACGAGGGCGACGTTTCGGCCTTAAAAATAGAGCTTTTTAAAGTAGAAGCCGAAATTCAAACGCTGATAGATTCCATGAGTACCGCAAACGAAATTCTCATTAAATATGTCAACGAAAAGATCATTGAGCTGGATGAGAGGAAAAATAGCATATTGGAAAGAATCAATGAACGGGTAGTAGAGACGGCTGCAGAAATACCCAATGTGGATGACTGGGGTACTTTCGATCTCAGTTTAAAACGTGAAATTACGCATAACCTGATCAATAAAATCGCTTTATTTAATGATAAAATCGACATTTATTGGAAAATTTAACTGTACACTTTTTTACTGCTATTTTTATATCTAGTGTTGACAGCCACGATTGGATGAACAAGGGCCAAGATTATGAAATCCAGCGCGTGCTGGAAAACAAGAACCTGACAAACGGCTCTATCATACTTTTCCACAATGACGCCAAGGACACGCCAAAGGTGCTACCCACCATAATAGACGGGCTTATGGCAAATGGGTATTCCTTCCTGCCCGTTTCTCAACTGATTTACCACGATAATTACACCATTGACCACACCGGCCGGCAGCACGCCAAGAAGCCGCCAATAGTAAACTGATACTGTTTCTTTTTTATCATTGACATAATCAGCCATACCAATTCCAGCTTCACACATTCCCATGTTCGGTCAGAACGTTCAGCGCCCTCTGGCGCTTCACTTCCCTCCATGGTAATGGGTCAGCT